CTATGTCTATCTTTTAATACTTTATTCCAACCATCTTGACTATCAGTCCATGTTCCCCATCTTTGACCTCCTAAACCAAACTCTTCTAAGTTAGAAAATTTAGAAATATCAGGAAGTTCTCCATCTAAACCATTATTATATAATCTTAATATTTTTAATGAGCTATGTGTAGTTGTAATAGCAGGTATAGTTTGACCATATAAATCATTTGCTCCTGCATTTAAAATTTCTAAGTTAGGAGGTAAAGAATTTAAGAAGTTTAAATTTTGAGGCTTTGTAAATTTTAAATCAATTCTTTTTAATTCAGTATATTCTGAAGGAGTAAACTCATATTCTACTTCATCTTCTCCTTTATAACTAGCAGTATTTATATTCTCTACTGTTTTAGTTCTATCTACTATATATTCAAATGTTTCAAGATTTTCTTTATCATCAATAACAACTCTATATTCTGACATTATCTATACCTCGCAGTTTTCTTAGCAATTTTTTTAGGTTGCTTTACATGTTGTTTACCTTTTGCATTACCAGCAGCTTTAGCTCTATTAGTAGCTCTTTTTTCAGCTATAGTTAATGCTTTCCATGCAGCATCAGGTAAATATCTTTTCTTACCTTTACTAGGACTACCATCAGAAGTTCTCCACTTTTGTTTAGTCCATTTACTTAAAGATTGTTGAGATTTAGCTCTAGCCACGATAACCACCTCCAGCAGCTTTATATGCTTTAGCTAACATTTGAGCTTTCCTAGCTGACCATTGACCAGGCTTTCCACCTTTAGAGCCTGCTTTTATTCTATTAAATAATCTTTTACGCATAGTAGGTTTAGTGTAGTTACCAGCTTCATTAACTCTACTTTTCGATTTTTTCGATTTTGCCATCAAGCTCCTCCATTTTTTTCTCTAAAAATTCTATTTTCATGTTTTGTTTTACATCTAATGGTAATATACCATCTGATTCCCATTCGTCAATCCATGTTTCATTAGCAGTAATATCATCAATCATACGAACTTGTTCATGTTCAAGAAGCATAATACGTTCATCTACATGGAAATAACCTATAACTGCTACTGCTACTCCACCAATTATAGATAATAAATTCCTTAAAGGTATAGTTATGTCTGTACCTTCTCCTATTTTTAAGTCTGTATCTTTATCGTTTTGCATTTTTCCTTATCGCTGATATTAAATAAATAATTGTACATATTGCTACTATTGCACTAAGTACTTCGTTAACTTGTTGAAGTTCTACACTTGATATAAAACCCATAGTTCCTACTGTTGTTCTTTCTATTATTTCTTTCATTGACCTTTAACCAATCTAAGAAACTCTGAATCTTCTCTATTAATTTCTTTCACTAATTCTGCTTGTACAGTACCTTCTTTAATTTCACAAGTAATTTCATTGTCCTTTAAAAACTTTATAACTGAACTTAAAAATGCTGGAGGAAGTACATAAGTATCATCTTCTCTAGCTTTTTGTAATTCTCTAGCCATATAGTCAGCAGTTTCACAATGTAATGCTTGTAACATTTTTTCTAAGTTATTCATTATTTACCTACTCCATATAATTTTTGTGTTCCGATTGCTTCAGCTTTTGGTAATTTAAAATTAATATAGTAGTATATACTATCCTTATGTAATCCATTAGGATATTTATTATTTTTAATTACTTTGCTCTTATCATTTAAATCTAATTTATTACCTTCAAAATCATATTCTTGAGTAGACATTTCAAAAGCAGTATTCCAAATATTATTTAAGACTGAAGATAATTCTTGTTTAGCTCTTCTTAAATCTCCTACTTCCATCATCTTTTTAAACCCAGGATTTTCTACAATTTCATTTGCTATAGTATTAAGATTTTGTGCATAAGGACTTCCTTCTGTATGAAATATATTATTCCTAACTCTCCAAGCTGCTCTTTGATAAATGTTATTTGGGAAAGTCTTTAATGTTATACCAGTAAAAGGGTCTACAACCTTTGAAGGCATCTTAGGTCTCATATCCATAAAGAGTTTAGTTGCAGTAACTTTCCAAGGCTCAAATGTTTCATACCTAATTTTACCTACTCCTGGATTAACAATACCATAAGCAAGGCTTCCGTCCATATTAAATTTAGGTTGTTGAGGTTGAGGATTCATATTTACTTTATTCCCAAGTAATCTAAATAAAGAAGAAGAAGCAACCCTATCCCATTTTGTTCTATACTCTTTATATAAAGGATTGTTTGGTAATAAAGATTCATTTCCAAAAGCTTGGTTTATATCATCTGTAAAACTAACCATAGTACTTAAACTAGTAGGGTCTTTTGCTATTTGAGCTAACATTAAAAAGACTGTATCAGAAAGAGCTTGTCCGTCCATTAACTTATAGTTAGCTGAAGCAGTAGTCATTAACATAGTTTTAAACCATGTGTTTGCTACTTCTCCTCCTAGTAATTGTAGTTCTTTATAACCAGTTATTAACTCTTCATATTCTTTTGCAAACTCTGGGTCTTCTGAATATATATCAGTAGCTAAACCTATATTATGCTCCATATATTTAATTCCCATATACATATCCATTAATAATTTAAATTGAGGAT